TATTTTCGTCCTACGTTCTATGCAGTGCTTAACAGCATTCCTTATGCTTTAGATGATGACACAGGACAGCTGTACAAGATAGACGTAAACACATACCAAGATAATGGTCAACCTATTTACTGTCGTACTGTTACAGACATCGTTGACAACGGAACTACTAAGCGTAAGTTCTATGGTCGTCTAGAGATTATTGGTGATAAAACACCAGGAACAATGCAGGTACGTCACTCTGGGGACGACTACAATACATGGTCAAGTTACAGGTCAATTGACCTCAATGCTAGTCGGTCAGTCATCTATTTGAGTGGAGCTGATCGTCGTAGAGCTTGGGAGTTCCTTGTTACTAGTAACTGTGCACTTCGTCTGGATGGTGCGGAGATAGACTTCCGCATAGGCGAAATGGATCAAGAACAGCAAGTCGGTGGTGGTCGTTATAGGAGATAATGCCACTAAGTTAAATCGTGTTTCAAAGGAAGCCCATGATCACTTACCAAGAGGAAAAGTTCTCAGACGTTGTTGAAGAAGTAAAAGTACTTCTACCAGAACATTACGAAGAACTTACAGTCAGTAAAAACTTTCCTCTTGCTCCTGATTGGACTAAATATGAAAACATGAGTAGGCTTGGCATACTCAAACTGTACACTGTAAGAGACGATAGAGTCTTGATCGGTTACACCGTAATGATTGTTGGCACGGGCTTGCATTACAAGACGTGTTTGGTAGCTAGTGAAGACCTGTATTACTTGCGTAAGGAATACAGAAAAGGTCGTACAGGTATCAAGATGTTTAAGTTTGTTGAAGACGAACTTAGAAAACTTAAGGTAGATCGTATCGTAATGGGAACTAAAGTCTATTCAGACAACTCAAGTTTGTTTGAATATCTAGGCTATAGGATGTACGAAAAACTGTTCACAAAAGAATTGTAAGGATGCGCTATGAGCGATTCAGCAGATAAAGCCACAGGTGGTTTATATAGCGACGTAATGGACGTTGGACAAAGTGCCATTGACACTGTTAAAGACATTGGTGTTAGTCTTGACCAGACAGTCCGTGACACTGTTCCAGGTGGTTGGGTAGGTGCTGCTGCACTTGCTGCTGGTGGCTTTGAGTACTCAGATGAACTGGGTGCTTGGTTTAATGGTGAAGGAACTACTGTTCCAGGTGACTTTACTGGAGCAGCACAAACAGATGCTGCAAGTGCTTTACAAACCAACACTGCTTTTACTGGTGATCTTCCTGCTGGTTATACAGGCTACACAGCTCCTACTGCTACTGATCTTGGCACTGTAGCTGGTTCTACAACAGGTATTGCTAGTGGAGCAACAGATGCTGCAAGCAGTAGCATCTTTGACAACATTACTTTAGGTAACGTTGGCTCTGCTATGGCTATTGCTACTGGTATTAATGCTTTAACTGGTGGTGGAGTTACTAAAGCGTTAGGTCTTGGTGGTAGCACTACTGTTAATACTGGCGGTGGAACTGTTACTACTTCTCCTCCAGGTACAACTACTCCCTTACCAGGTGGCGGTACTACAGGTGGTACTACAGACATTGCTACACCTGCTGGTGCTTTAAAAGTTGCTGATCCATTTAGTGCTTATCGTTCTCAAATGGCTGACTTATATGCTGGCTATTTAACTGGTGGTAACAAAACAGACATTACACAGATGCCTGGGTACTCTCAGTTTCAAACTGGTGTACTTGATCCTGCTATGGAAGCTACTAAACGTAGTGCTGCTAAGTCAGGTCAAATGGTTTCTGGTAATGAGTTGATTGCTCTTCAGAAGCAAGGTCAGACTGGTTACTACGGCTTTATGACTGACTATTTGAATCGTCTTGCTACTGCTTCTGGTGCTAGCTCATCTCCCGCTACTGCTGCTCAGTTAGCAAGCGGTACAGCTACCGCACAACAACAAGCCACTATGCAAGGTATTGGTGGAGTACTTACTGGTGCTGCTGGTTTAGTTGGTGCTAGTAATTTGGCTAATCTATACGGCGGTAGTGGTAGCAGTAATACATACACAGGTTCTCCTGGTGGTATGTATGCGGGAGATAACTTTAGTCTGTCTAACGTACCTAATCAAACAGGTGTGTTTGGTGATAATCCAGCAGATTATTCTTTCAGCGATTAAGAAAGACAACTATGGCTTATTTGTTAAGTGATGCAGCAGCAGGCAGCAATGCTGCTATGACTATGATGCAGAACATGGGTGCTGCACCTATGGCTGCTGATGTTGGTAAAGCTAAAGCTGAACAGGCTATTGCTGAAGGTCAAAAGGCTAAGTTGTCTGCATTGATTGCTGAGACTAACTTTAAATCTTCTGAAGACTCTAAAGCTAAGCTCCAAGCTTTACAACAGACTCCAGACTTCAAAGAAGCTGTAGCCGCTGGTGACTTTGGTAAAGTTCTTCAGATGACTGGTGCTACACAGATAGCAGCCAATGATGTTGAGAACGGTGCTAAGACTTTAGCTAGTGCTGAAACATACGATGCTAAGAAGTTAGCTAACGAACAGAAACAACTTGATCAGAAAGCACAACAGATTGGTAATGCCTATGGTGTTATCTCTGCTGTGCCTGATGACAAGGTTGAAGAGTACGCTAAACGTCTTCCTGCTCCAGTATTAAAAACTTTGGTTGACTCTGTTGGTGCAGAGAGCTGGAACAAAATGTCTGGCACTGAAAAGAAAGAAGCTGCTAAGAACCTTATGCTCAATGCTAAAGGTCAGTTGGCTACTCACCTTAAAGAGTTGGACTCTCAACGTCAAGCCGAACGTCTTGCTTCTAATGAACGTATTGCAATGATTCGTGCTAATGCTGCTCTGGAGCGTAAGCTTGCTGGTGGTGATGCTCGTGATATGCGTGACTGGAACTTGTACGTTAAGGCACAAGACAGCATTGAACGTTCTGGTAAGAAGACTCTTGAAGCTCTTGATGCTAAGGTTGAGAAGGCTCAGGCTAACTTAGACAAGACTATTTTCTTTGATCACGATGAAACTGTTGCCTATGAAAAAGCTGTTGCTGACCGCAATAATTTCTTGCGTGATCGAACTCAAAAAGAATTAGACCTTGCTGCTAGTGCTCCAGAGTTTCCAGGTAAGAAGAGCATCATTGATAACCTCAAGACACAACTTCAGATGTATCCTAAAAAGGATGACAAACAAACTGAAGACAAAGGTGCAGATGCAAAACAAAATAAAGGCGAAAGCACTAAACTTGATTTCAGTGGCATCAATGAGTCTGCTTTAAATACTGAGCAACAACAAGCTGTCAAGTGGGCTAAAGAAAATTCTACTGATCCTCGTGCTGCTGGCATCTTAAACAAGATTCGTTCTGGCAGTGGTAGTGCTGGCAGTAAAGAAGAACCTAAGACTGACAACACTAAGTACGTTCGTGCTAAAGGTCCCCGTGGTAACTGGGTCTACACTCCTAGTCCAAGAGGAATGACTAAGGCACAATACGAAGAGCTTGACCAACAAAAGAAGGAGTAATGTATGGCAGAGTTTGATCCAGATGCCTTCTTAAAAGAACCATCTAAAAAATCTGCTGCTCCTTCTAAAGGGTTTGACCCAGACGCTTTCTTACAAGAGCCTGTTGCTAAAACAAAACCTGTTACTAGTAACAAACGTACTGAGCCTGTCTCTACAGAACGTCCAAAAACTTCTGCTATTGGAACCTTTGCTCGTGAAGCTGGATTAAACGTACCTGCAACTATGGCAGGTATTGGTGCTGGTGAAGCGGCTACAGTTGCTGCTGCTCCTGTGTTAGGACCTGCTGCTCCCTTAGCTGGTCTTGTAGCTGGTGGAGCTGTTGGCTTTGGTGTCAACTACATTGGTGAAAAAGGATTAGATGCTTTAGAAGGCAGTGATCCTCTCATCAAGAAGTTTATGACTATGGTTGGTGCTGACCATGCTACCCGTGAAGCAGGACGTAGAGAACATGAGTACGCTGCCTTAGCAGGACAACTTGCTAGTGGTGGACCATTTATGTCTACTGCTGCTAAGAGCTTAGGTCAGCGTGCTATGGGTGGTGGTATCCAAGCTGGTGTGGGTGTTGGTACCCGTGCAGCTATGGGTGAAGAACAAGACTGGAAAAAGACAGCTCTTGAGTTTGCAGGTGGTGCTGCTATGCCAGGTGGACTCACTAAGACTGGTGAGAAGATTCCTGGTGTTAAGAAACCTGTTGAGCCTGTAGCTAAGCCTACAGTAGAACCCACTACACCTGAAGAACGTGCTGCTCTAATAGAAAAGATTAAGGCTGAATCTGCTGCTAAAGCTCCTCTAGTTGAAACTGCTCTCCGTAATAAAGAGACTGGTGAACTAGAACGTATGGGTCCTAAGCATGACCAAGCTCGTAAAGATGCAACTAAAGACACGCATGAAGAAGGCTTTGTAGATGCACAAGGTAACTTCCATGAACGTCAAGCTGCTGTAGATCAAGCTAAACGTGCAGGTCAAATCCCTGAAGATCATGTATTAGAAAACCCTCCTGGTGAACGTGAAGGTTTGCATAGTGGTGACATGCGTAAAGCAGGTGTTAAAGACTTTGAGGTATCTGAGACTAACCCTGCTGGTGTTCCTAGTAACACTAGACCAGTTACTCTTGATGACACAACACCTCCTAAGTTCCTGTATCACGGTACTAAAGCTGAACCAGAGTTTGATGCTCAAGGTAACTTAGTCTTACGTCCTGCGCAGAACTTTGAAGGTAAGACTTCATCGGTATCTTTGACTCACAACCAAGACGTTGCTACTGACTATGCTGCTCGCATTAAAGGTGGTGGGCCAGGTGCATTTGACTTTGCTAATGCTAAGACTATTAAGATTCATTCTGACGCATTGCCTGAAGGCATTAGTCGTGAGAGTGGAGAAGAGTGGGCATTCAATACTACTGATCCAATTGTTATCCCTAAAGATAAGTTTGAGATCGTAGAGCATCCTCTGTCTAAAGAGACTTCACCAGAAGCACGTAAGGCAGAAGCCGACAGGCTTGAAGCTATAGCAGACAAGCGTGGTACACGCACATACGAAGAGCCTGCTGTAGAGTGGAACAAACCTAAAAAAGCAGAGCCTGCTGTCCTTAAAGATGGCAGCAAAGTATCTATAGAAACAGAATCTTCTCCAAATGCTTTTTCAAATATAGTGAGGATGCAATATGGAGAACCAATTTCTTTAATAGCAAAAAATAAAGCTGGAGAAGAAATAGGCAGACTAACATACATGCCTGATGGTGGTCCTATAGATATTTCTGTTCGAGAACAAGATAGACGTAAAGGTGTTGCTACTGCTTTATACGATGCACATGAGGCTGCTGGTGGAAAACTTCCTGCTGTAGATAGTGGAGTAGCCATATCTGATGAAGCTCGTGCTGTGCGTGCTGCTAGGGAAGCAAAGCTGTCTACAGACACAATACCTAAAGTAGCTAAAGAACCTACTACAACTGACCCTCGTAACATTGGGTCAGATGAAGAGATGCTTAAAGTAGCTACAGAAATCTATGAGAAGTCTGGTGAGAAAGCTGCTATTGAATTCTACGAAGGCTACAAAGAATACAAGAAAACCTGGTTAGAACCTATCAAAGAAACTGAAAAGTTTGTAGGCACTAACCTTAACAACAAGCTTGCTGCTGAACGTGTTATTAGTAACAACAAAGCAGATGTCTTAGAACTTGCTAAAGAAGGTAAAGTTAACCTTGAACAGTTGACTTACAAGATCGACAAGGGTGAAACACTTACAGGTGCAGAGAAGACCATTGCTGACAAGTTCCGTTCCTTTATGGACGCTCTTGGTAAGCGTGCTTTGGATGCAGGTGTCATCAACGGATGGCATGAAGACTACGTAGCTCGTAACGTTGTGTCTGAAGGTAACGCACCTAAAGGCGCTCTTGAAGAGTTCTTGCAAGACATCTTTGGTCGTGGTGAACCTTCTGCTATGGGTGGTGTTAAGACTACTACCAAGTACGGTGAGCCTCGTCGTCTTAAGACTCGTGAAGACTTGTTGAACCATCTTGATGGTATCAATGGTTGGTTGGCAGCTAACGGCAAAGACTATCGCTTCAAGTTAAAGACAGATAACCTTGCTGAAATCTATGCTGACTATGCTCACTCAGTTGAGAAAGCCATTGAGAATAAGAACCTTGTTACTAACCTTAAGCAGGTACGTAATGCTAATGGTGAATCTCTAATCCGGCCTATCACTGAGTCTGATCCTCTGCCACATGGTTGGGAGGTTATGAACACTTCAGAGTTGGCTGGCTACGCTATCCATCCTGACTTGATGCCTGCCTTGAAGTTTGTGTTTGATTCGGGCCCAGGTAAATTAGTTGAAGCTCTAGGTAACATTTCTCAGGTAACTAAACGCATCAACGTTATTGGTTCTTTCTTCCATGCTAAGTCTCTGATGGAAGTTATGTCTAGTGCTCAGATACCAATCTGGACACCAGTTAAAGAAGCCATTGTGTTGCCTCTGGTTGAGAAGGGTGTCAAAGCTCTTACTGGTAAAGAACTCCAGTTGTCAGCTATCAGTAAGGCTGTTGATCAGTTCCAAAAGGGTGGCGTTGGTGACAACGTAGATCGTTGGATCAAAGAAGGTGGCTTACAACTAGAAGCTCCTGAAGATGTTTCTAAGAACATTCTGTCAGCTACAGGTAAGTTTGCAGACGAGATGATCGGTAAGTTTGGTCCTAAGACTAGAGTGCTTGAGAAGTCTTTGTCTACAGTTGAGAAATACACATTAGGTTTGTTTGACAAGTACACATGGGATTACTTGCACACTGGTGGCAAGATCATGGTGGCTGATGCTTACCTAGACAAGGCTCGTATTGCTGCTGCTAAAGAAGGCAAACCATTTGATGAGAAGGCTGCTCGTGTAGAGATCAGTCGTTTTGTTAACGATTCATTTGGTGGATTGAATTGGTTTGATGCAGCTACTAGTGCTCGTACCGAGATGGGTAAACGCATTGCTATGGCTGCTTACAGTCCTGCTGGTCGTAGAGGTTTGCAGATTGCTTTGTTTGCTCCTGACTGGACCATTTCTACTCTGCGTGCATTTAGTTCTGCATTACCTTCAGGGTTAAACCCTGCTAAGTGGCATCCTGTTGAAGGTGTTAAAGGCATGATGGTTCCTACAACCAAGGCTGACTATGCTAGGTTGTATCAGTTCAAAACTGCTTTGACTTACCTGACGTTAATTAACGCTATCAACATGATGACAGCTAACCGTCCTATCTGGGACAACAAAGACCCAACACGTATTGAATGGCCTGATGGTACGTCTATGCAGGCTATGAAACACGCTATGGAACCTTACCACTGGATTGCTGATCCAGATAAAACACTGGCTAACAAGCTTGGGTTCATTCCTAAAGCTGTCATTATTGGTATTGCTGGTACAGAGTACGCCTCTCCTCAAGCTCAGAAGTTGGTTGATCCTAGTGCAACTGGTAGACTTAAGGCTGTGGCTGGTACTGTAGTTCCATTCCAAGTTGCTGCTTCTAGAGATGCTCCTCCTGGTGAAGGTCTTAAACGTGCTGCTCTTGGTACTGCTGGCTTCCCTGTTTATGGTGCTACCAAAGAACAGAAGAAAGCTGCTAGAGCTGAACGTGAGAAAGCACTCAAACAGAAGGCTCGTGAGTACCATGAGAAGGCTAAAGAAAAGGGTTGGGAATGAAACTTTTAATTATTGATCAGTTCGACTGTGGTTTCTCAATGGACTTGGCTATCAAGTCTGCTAACCACGGACATGAAGTACGTGTGTACATGCGTAACAACTTCGATGGTACTTGCTGTGAGAACGGCGATGGTATGGATTGCTTTAAGAAAGTTGCTGACTGGGAATCAAGCATGGATTGGGCTGACTTAATCTTTGTTACTGATAACAGTCGCTTTATTCAGAAGCTTGAGAGCTATCGTCGTAAAGGTTATCCCATCTATGGCTGTAACGTAGAGGGTGCACGTTGGGAACAGGATCGTGAATACGGTGCTGCTATCTTTGAGCGTGCTGGTATTCCAATCATTCCTACTACCAAGTTTGCTAAGTACGATGAGGCTATCGCATTTGTTCTTAAGAACAGTGACAAGCGTTATGTGTCTAAGCCTATCGGTGATGGTGCTAAGGACATGAGCTACTGCTCTAAAGACTGGCGAGACATGGTGTTCATGTTGAACAAGTGGAAGAAGAGTAACGCCTATGGTGGTGAGTTTATTCTTCAAGAGTTCCACGCTGGTTCTGAGATGGCTGTTGGTGGTTGGTTTGGACTTGGTGGGTTCTCTAAATACTTCTTAGAGAACTGGGAGTTCAAGAAGCTGATGTCTGGTGACTACGGTCCTGCTACTGGTGAGCAGGGTACTGTCATGCGCTACACAGAGAAGTCTTTGTTAGCTGACAAAGTTCTTAAACCTCTTGAAGGTTTCTTACATGGCATTGGTTACTCTGGATACATTGATGTGAACTGCATCGTTGACTCCAAAGGTAATCCTTGGCCTCTAGAGTTCACTACTCGTCCTGGTTGGCCTCTGTTCCAGATTCAACAAGCATTGCACCTTGGTGATCCTATTCAATGGATGTCTGACTCATTGATGGGTAAAGACACTCTGAAGGTACGTGATGGTATTGCTTGCGGTATTGTTGTGTCTCAACCTGACTACCCTTATGGTACTGTTAAGAAGCGTGACAACACTGGGTATCCTATCTTCGATATGACTATGGAAGATGCTACTAAGAACATTCACTTGTCTGAAGTAAAAATGGGCTACGGCCCTGGGAAGGATGGAAAGAACAATGAGCCTTGTTTGGTCACTGCTGGTTCTTATGTGCTTACTGTCTCTGGTGTCGGGGATACCGTTGAGGGTGCTCGTGATGCGTGCTATAAAACTTTTAAAAAGAAAGTGAACATGATCAACTCACCTATGGTGCGTGATGACATTGGTAAGAAGCTTGAGCGCATGTTGCCTGAGCTTCAGAAGAACGGCTACTGTAAAGACATTAAGTACTGCTAAGCACTATGGCAAAACTAACCGTACCTATCCCCCAAGATAAGATTGGGGAAAGCTTTGTCTGGAGGGATTGGTTCCAGAAGCTTAGTGATCGTGCTTACAACAATGCTGCTACGTTAGACATTCCTATTGCACCCATCTATGGTGGAACTGGGATGACTGCGTACAACACTGGTGACATCATCTACGCTAACTCTAGTAATCATCTAACAAGATTAGCTGCTCCTAGTGCTACTGCGTTTTTAACAATGAACAGTTCTGGAACTCCTAGTTGGAAGTCTCCTAAAGAAGGTTCGTTCCACGACACTACTAACCAAACAGCATCAGCTAATACGCCTACAGCTATTACATACAACACAACAGAAACGTCGTATGGCATAAGCATTGGTTCTCCTTCTTCTCGTATTGTTATTGATACAGCGG